GGGAAAGACCGTCAAAGCGACGCGCAAAAGCGATACCAAGAATCAATCGAACGCGCTGGTGGTGTGTACATGATTGCGCGTGACTTTGACACCTTCGTGGAATGGTTCGATGAATTCGTGAAGCAATGATTGAATTCACAATAACAAAACAGCAAATCGTTCGTGCGGAAATGCTGTACAAATTTAATTGCCTGAACAATTCAATTCGTAAAGGTGAAGGGAATTTAATCGGTGCGCTTGGTGAAATCTTGGTGTTTGACCATTACACCAACATCGGTCGGAACGTGGTTCATGAACAAGATTTCGATTTCGATTTGTTGATTGAAGGATTCAAGATTGAAGTCAAGACACAAGAAAACCGTTCGATTCCTTCACCAGTTTACACGTGTCATGTTCCTGACTACAATTCAACGCAAGAATGTGAATTTTATTGCTTTGTCTTCATTCATCCAGACATGACAAAAGGTTGGCTTGCTGGTCACATTTCAAGAAGTAAATTTCATCAAATCAAACAACTGAAAAAAGAAGGTGAAATCGGATTCAGCAAACCGTTCAAATGTGACACTTGGATTGTTCGTGTGAAAAATTTAACACTCTAATGTTGCACGAATGAAAACTTTGTTTATCTTTGGTGAAAATTAATACTTATAATTATGGCGACAACAAGAAAAACGACCGACGAGGTCACACAAGAACAACCGAAGGGATTGTTTCACAAGCTTCATTCGGCGAAGCAACACATCGGAAAGGTAGCGAAGAACGCAACGAATCCACATTTCAAAAAAAGTTACGCGGACATCAACGCGTTGCTTGAAACGGTTGAACCGATTCTTTTATCTTATGGCTTGATTCTTTTACAACCAGTCAAAGCGAATCTTGTCTTCACACAAATCATTGACATCGATTCTGGTGATTCGGTTGAATCGTGCATGGAAATTCCGATGAACATTGTTGATCCACAAAAAATGCTTGCGTGCGTGACGTATCTTCGTCGCGGAACGCTTCAGTCATTGTTGTCACTTCAGGCAATTGACGACGACGGACACGAAGCTTCACGTCCTTCAGCAAAACCAACCATTGACGAAGAACGATTCAAGAACGCTTTGAAGGCAATCGCTGACGGAAAGTTCACGGTTGATAAATTAAAAGCGACTTATTCGTTGACACCTGAACAAATCAATCAATTGAAATGAAAGAAATGACCGCTGAACAACGCGCAAAGTATTTGTTTGAATTGTTTGACTTCATCGAATACGATTCGAAGGTGAAGACATTCATGGCAAGGAAATCATGCGCGTTGATTCTGGTTCAAGAACTCATGAAGGACGTTGACATCAAATCGCGTGACTTCATTTATTGGTCAAATGTTAAACTAAATTTATTAGAATTATGAAATTTATCAAACACTTTCGAATGTGGATTGAAAAATCAAGACATCAAGACGGTGGTTTTTGGTGTTACATGGGAATGGATGAAGACGGTTATTTGTGGGAATTAAACGAAAACCGTGAAAGTCATTTCGCTGACAAAGTCAATGCAAGCTTGGAACAATGGATTGAATGGGAATATAAAATTGAAGAATTATGAAATGGCGTGCTTCACAAATGGGAAAACTCATGACAACGTCCCGGTCGAAAACGGATGTCTTGTCACAAACGGCAAAGTCGTATATTAATCAAATCGCAAAACAAGTTTTTTATGGTTATGAATCACCGATAATTAATCGCTATCTTGACAAAGGAACAAATCAAGAACTTGAATCCATTCAACTTTTGAACGCGGTTCGGTTCGAAGATTTCCACAAGAACGCGGTTCGGAAAACAAACGACTTCATGACTGGTGAATGTGACATTGTCACCGTGTCATCAATCATTGACATCAAAACAAGCTGGTCGCTTGACACGTTCCCGGAATTGCCTGAAGACATCGATTCAAAAGAATACGAATGGCAAGGTCGCGCGTACATGTATCTTTACGACAAACCTGAATTCGAACTGGTTTATTGCATGGTTTCGACGTGGGACGAATTCTTAACACAATACGATGACAAAATGCTTCACAAGGTTGACCACATTGATCCAGCGAAGCGAATCACTTCGATGTTGTTTGAACGTGACATGGAACTTGAACAACAAATGATTGAACGTTGTCAGGTGGCAACGGAATACTACATTGAAAGAATAAATAAATTGAATAACAAATGAAGCCAAAACTAAATTAAAATAACACATTTGGCTAATTATAAACTGAACAACAAATGAAACAAACCGCAACGAACTATCTAATCGAACAACTTTCATTGAAAGCAATGGCGGAACACATGCCGTGGGTGGCGAAAATTCTTGACACCGCGATTGAAATGGAACACGATGAAATTGAATTCTTCTATAAACAAGGACATTTGAATTCAGGTTGTCCATACGCACTTGAAGAAGTTTATCACAAAACATTTCCGCATGAAATCGAAAATCGCGATACGCAATAATATGAAACAAACGGCGGTTGAATGGTTATATGAACACATTCTTTTAACACCATTAGATATTCGTTCAATTAACAAATGTTTAGACCAAGCAAAAGAAATGGAAAAGAATCAAATTGTTGAAGCTTATAACACATCATTTTTATTAAGACATGAGCCATATTCAACAGCAGAAAAATACTATAAACAAAAATATGAAAGCAACACTTGAATTCAACCTACCAGACGAAGACGCGGAATTTTATTGCGCGACGAAAGGAACGGCGATGTTGAACGCGTTGTGGGAAATCAACAGTGAACTTCGAACGCTATGGAAATACGAAGAACTAAGCGACGAAGAATGGAAAATCGTTGAACGAATCCGGGAAAAATTCTTCGACATCCTTCGGGACAATGACATCAACTTAGACAAATGAAATACGCAATTATTTTCACGTCCGCGGTTATCATGGAAATATCTTCGACATTTTACATTCGATTTGTCGCGGACAAGAATACCTTCGGAATGATTGTGTTCGCTTTCATCGCGCCATTCTTGTCGCTCGCTTTTGCTGGCTACATGGTTGAAAGCAAACAATGGAATGAACGAATCAAAATGGCTTTTTCGCTGGCGTTCGGTTACGTCGTCGGCGCTTTAATAGTAATAAATTTAATACAATAAACATGAACAAAGAAAAAGGAACGGTTGTCAACGTGACGCCATTGCAAACAATGTCGGAAAAGTTCCGAAAACAAGATTTAACAATCAAAACATTCGATGAAAAATATCCACAATTCTTGACCTTTCAAGTCGTGAATGACAAATGTGAACTGGTTGCGAACCTGAACGCTGGCGATGTGGTCGAAGTCAATTACAACCTTCGTGGTCGTGAATGGAAATCACCTGAAGGTGTTACGAAGTATTTCAACACCGTCGAAGCTTGGTCAATCAATCTTTCAAGCGAACCAGTACAAACAACACCAACACCAGCAAATGAAGACAATGACGATTTACCTTTCTAACGACAAGAACGTCGTTGACTGGATGCGAATCATGACAACTTCGAAGCTAAATAAGCGTTACAACATGAAACACTTGTCCGAAGATATGAAGGTTAATTACTCGATGCTGTATCGTTTCATGAAAGGAAAACCAGTCGGTCAAGAATTTTTTATCGCTTGGTTTAATTATTTTGTAATTTAGCACAATGGAATTCTGGAAAGATGAAGCATATCAAATCACTCGAAAAATTACTTCGAACCACGAACTTCATGCGGATTTGGTTGGTCATGTTTTTATTCTCATGCACCGCTTTGACTTTCATCTTTCCGACATTCCAGCTGTTTTCGCTCGCTTCGCTTATAATCAATGGAACTGGCAAAGGTCGGAATTCTGGCGACTGTACCGAAGCGACGGCGAAGCAATCAACGACGTAATTGATTCACACGATTCACCTTCGAACAATGAATTCAGCGAAATCCTTGACAATTATCTTCATTCAAACCATGGCGATCCATTCATCAAGGAAATTACAAAAATGCACCTTTGCGGAATGACCTTCAGGGACATCAAAGAACTGACGGGAATTTCACTTGACACAATTCATAAAACAATAAAACAATTTAAAAATGATTTACACGATTATAGCGGTGGCGATTGCAAGGGCGTTAATGTCCTTTGATTTGCCGAACACCAAACCATTCAATTGTCAGTCATGCTTGTCCTTCTGGACGGCGCTGGCGATTTATCTTTGCACCGATTGGTCAATGATTCCATTCGCCTTCGTTGCCTATCTTATTTCCGATTTAATTTTGATATATGAATATAAGTAACGGACTTCGACACCAGCTTGAAAACTTCGGACGTCACCGATACGCGAATCTGGATGACACCTTGAAAGAAGAACTTTCCGTTCATTACAAAGCACTCGGATTCGGTAAGCTGAACAAAGCTTGCGCAACTTGCGTTCGAATCGCAATGGACAAGCTGAACGAAAACAAAGACAAGATTCGTCCAGCGGTACGTGAACAAAACAACGAACCGCACATGAACGAACAACCGCCGAAGCTTCACTTTGTCGGAACGAAACAAAAGACCTTTGGTGAACTTCGACGCGAAGCGATTGAACTTGGATTCAAAGGAACACGAACAACAACACGACAAGAAATTGAACAATGGTTGACATCCACGAAACAGCTGTAATTTATCCGGGTGTCACGATTGGTCACAACGTCACAATCGGTGCGTTTTGCATAATCGGCGCACCAGCGGAATCGAAACGACACGAAGGTCAAAACGGATTCGGTGTTGTCATCGGAAACAACGTCACGATTCATGGTCATGCCACAATCGACGCTGGATCCGAACGACCTACAATCATTGACGACGGCGCTTATATCATGAAGACCGTTCACATCGGACACGATTCAATCATTCACAAGGACGTCACGATTTCACCGCACGTGGTCGTCGGTGGGTTCGTTGAAATCCACGAACAAACGAACATCGGAATGAACGCAACGATTCACCAGCGCGTCACGATACCTTCAAAGTGTATGGTCGGAATGTCCGCTGTAATTACAAAGAAAACACCGCTTGAACCGAACACCGTTCTTGTCGGCAATCCAGCACGAATAATACGAAGCAACAACAAATGAAAATAATCACCGTCACCGCAATGCATGGACGACATGACACCGTTCAGGAATGTATCGAACGAATGCCATTCATCGACAAGGTCTTCATTTACTCAAACGACGAAGACGGCGCGTTCCTTGAAGGTCAAGACATTTTCGCAATGGCGAAATATCAAAATTCACCGCTTTCGTACAAATGGAACATGGCAATTCGAACACTGGAACAAATCGACTTCGATGCGGTTATTCTTTTAGGTTCGGACGATTACATTGACGAAGCGTTCATGAACTACGTTGAACGAACAATTGCTGACTTCGACATGATTGGCTTCAAAGATATTTACTTTCAAAACGACGGCGCTTTGCATTACTGGTCAGGTTACAACAACAACCGACGTGGTGAACCGTGTGGTGCAGGGAAAGTGTATTCACGAAAATTCCTTGAATGCTTGAAATGGAATCTTTTCGACGTGGCAAGGGATCGCGGATTGGACAAGATTTCATGGGAACGTGTCAAACAAGCGAAAGGAAAAGTTCACATAACATCGCTCAAAGAAAACGGTCTTTTGTTGGTTGACATCAAAGACGGTGAAGGAATGACACCGTTTAATAAATTCAAGGGACTGGAACGAATCACGAACCGTTCGGAATTTCCGAACAAGTAAACATAATAAAGGGGAACCTATATTCTTATGGCAAATAAACACCGCAACATCGACAAAGATGAATTGCTTCAAATGGCTTATAATTATTGCGACTATTGTATCGCATCTACAAAAGAAATCGCGACGAATTCAGGCGTGAAGCAAGTCAAGGAAAGACACATTCCGACCGTGTCTTATTTCCTTCTTCACTGGCTTCGAAGGGAACACTTTGACTTTTATAAACGGGACAACTGGTATCATGCGATGAAGGACGAAACACATCCATTGTCAGACACTATAAAAGCAATTGACAATGACTTCAATGCTTTGGCGCGTGACATCGTGGCGAATGAAGGCAAGGGAATTTTCTACGCAAAGAACAAACTGGGAATGCACGACCGACAACAAGTCGAAACGCGCACCGTGGACAAGTTCGATTTCGATGTCAACGATTAAAGGTTACCGACCGCACAAACACCAGCTTGAAATTCATCAAGCAATCAACCAAGGCAAAGAAAAGTATTTCGCTTTGAACATCGGACGTCAGTTCGGAAAGACAATGCTGGGAATCAACCAACTTCTTTGGTGGGCAATCAACGACCGCGGTTGTACAATCGCATGGGTTACACCAGTGTACAAACAAGGAAAGAAGGTGTTCGCTGAACTTGAACGCGCCGTGGCGAAGTCGGGGTTGTTTGAATTCAACAAATCCGATTTGAGAATCACGGGGTTCGGTTCGTCAATCGAATTCTTTTCAGGTGAACGACCTGACAACATTCGTGGAAATACATTCGATTACATGGTCGTTGATGAATTCGCGTTCACACGTCCAGAATTGTGGGACGAAGTGTTGTCGGCGACGGTCTTGGTCAAAGGAAAGAAGGTCATCTTTATTTCAACACCGAAGGGAAAGAATCATTTTCACCGGGTGTGTCTTCAACAAAATTATGACGACCGTTACCGTTATTTCCATTTCACCAGCTTCGACAATCCGATGATTGATCCGAAGGAACTTGAAGAACGAAAGCGGTCATTGCCTGACCACGTGTTCCGTCAAGAATACCTTGCGGAATTCCTTGACAACGCTGGTGGCTTGTTCAAGGGTGTGTCGTCGTGTATCGGTCAAGGTGAACGAACGCCACGAATGTATGGCGGTCTTGACATCGGACGCGCTGACGATTACACGGTCTTGACTATCCTAAACGAACACGGTCACATGGTTCATGTCGAACGCTGGCGACACGATGACTGGTCGCGAATCATTGACAAGGTTGCGAACTTGATTCGAAGCTTCAACGCAATCACCACGGTCGAAGTAAACAACCAAGGTGACGTGTTCTTCGAAATGCTTCACAACACATTGCGCA